AACTTGACCAGTCCGGCCGCGACCGCTGTTGCTGTGTCCGCCATCCCGGTTGCGATCTCTTCCGAGTTCTCATCAATCCCGGTCAGGAAAGATTCGATCATGGATGCGCCGGCCTCCACCATTTCCGGCGAAACGCTGGCGATGCCTTTCGCTGCGTTCGCGATCTCTGTTCCAAACTGTGAGACCAGCCCCTCCAGTCCTCCGGACTCAAAGGCTGCCGATAGGTTGTCCAGTGCTTCTCCTGCGGAGTCCACCACCTGTCCCATCGGTTCATTGACGCTGTTGTAGAATGTGATGCCGAGGTCGTATGCCTTATTTTTCAGCATCGACAGCCGGCTTCCCATGGTCTGGTACCGCTGGTTGGCTTCGTTGGTCAGTGCCACGTTTTCATCCCAAGCTGCGGTTCCCAGTTCCAGTGCTTCTGTAAAGGTATCCGAAGCACCTGCCGCTCTCAGGAGCATGTCACGCATACGGATCTCTGTGATTCCCATTTCATCCAGGACGGCGATGGCGCTCTTTCCTTTAGCTTCGCTCTCAGACAGTCCCTTGATAAAACTTGCCATGGCTCCGGCAGCATCCGTCTGGAATGCCTGTTTGAATTCCGAAGCGCTCATTCCTGCCACGTTTGCGAACTGCTGGAGGGATTCGCTTCCCGTCTCCACTGCAAGCTGCATGTTGGAGAGCAGGGTACTGAACGCAGAGCCTCCAGCTTCTGCTTCAATGCCGACCGAACTTAAGGCGGCGGAGAAGGACATGATTTGCGCCTCCGTCATGCCAACCTGGGATCCGGCTCCGGCTATACGGAGTCCCATTGCAGTGATCTCGCTCTCCGTCGTGGCGAAGTTGTTTCCGAGTGCTACGATGGTAGAGCCGAGTTTCTGAAAGCTGTCCTGGGGCATGCCTGTGATATTCGCCAGCCTTGCCAGTGCCGTGGCTGCTTCGTCTGCGCTTAAGTTTGTGGAGTCTCCCAGCATGACCATGGTCTTCGTGAAGCCGAGGATGTTATCTGTCTGAATTCCCAACTGGCCGGCAGCTTCCGCCACTCCTGCGATTTCAACTGCAGACGTTGGCATTTCCTTTGCCATGTTCCGGATCCCGGTGTTAAGAGATGCAAGTTGCTGCTCTGTCGCGTCAACGGTTTTCCTTACACCGGCAAACGCCTGCTCATATTCCACGCCTGCGCGTATTCCTGCCGCTGCAAGGGTTCCAAGAGCTGCAGTGCTTGCTCCGATGGCTGCAGCTCCTACTTTTCCGATCTTTGCGAGCCCGTTCAGCCCGGACTGTGCTCCTTTTAGCGCACTGCCGAATGACTTCTGAAGCTCACCTGCGATCTGTATCGCGATCTTGTATTCACTCATTTCTTTTTCTGCACCTCCTTCAGATCCTCGCACAGTTCGATTAGTTCAAACAAAGACAGGCCTAGGAAAAAATCCAGGCCTGTCTTCAGGTTTATTGACAGTGCAAGGCATAATTTCCGGAGTTCGGATAAGTCATTCGGGTTTATTCTTCTCCGAAGAAAAAACTTGTGACTTTATTCTTCACCTTGATCGCATCCTTCGGGCACAGACCCTTGAAGAACTCGATCGGGAGCCCTGTTGCGCTTGCTGCGATCGTGATCGCATATTCCAGGCTTGTCTCCTGGAGCACGCTGACGTTTCCGGATGAAGAGAGAACTCTGTTCGCTTTGATCATGTCGTCTGCGGTTAAGTTCTCCATTCCGCTCATGTCAATTTCTCCGATGGTTGTATCTTCGAATTTGTAAACCTTTGAGAGTTTGAGAATGTTCTCGTTCTCCAGTTCCGCTTCCTTTTTCGGGATCTCTACGATCTCCGGCTTTTTTACTTCGCTCATGTCATTTTCCTCCTATTAGCACTGGCTTCTGATCTTGGCCAGCATGTCTACTCCGTTTAAGACGTACTTAAAGTTCAGCTTATCCAGCTCCAGCACGGTCTTGTTATTGATCTGGATCTTGATGTAAAGGATCTCGAGCTCTACTTCCGGCTCCATCTTCTTTCCTTTTACGACCTTACCCATGTTTGATGTGGACGCTTTTCCTCTAACCACGATCTTGACCGGATAGTATCCGGTCTCTCCCGTGGATGGATCCATACACTGCATGGATGCGCGCAGGGTGAGCTGCGGGGGCTTCGTCGTGTTCATAATCGAGAACATGTCCTCATAAAGAGTCGCGAACGGGATCTTCATTTTCATGCTGGAGAACTGGCCGGTAACCGGATCCTCAATCTCTCCGAGCACTCCGGAGCCTTCGATGGTGTCCGTGATCGCTTCCATCTCCGGGAGTTCCAGCTCTCCGGAGATACCGATCAGCTTCTTCGCTGAGTCGTTGTAAACGTTAAAATGGTTTAATACTTCAGGAATTACGTTCATTATTCTCCACCTCCTGTGATTGCGCTTGCTAACATCGCTGTGTCATAGCTCAGAATGTTTTCGATTTCCTGTGCCGGTGTGTATGGCGCGATCCGCTGTCTGAAGGTCATCTTTCCTGCCAGGATATCCGTCGTCGGGTTGTCATCCGCTCTGTATTCGATCTCGGCTCCTGCCCATTTGTCCGGCGCATATGCTGCGCAGCGGATGTTCTCGGAGTCAACAACGGACTCGATCAGAACGGTATTCATCGGATCATCGACCTTGCTGAAGTATGTCTGAATGAAGGTGTTACCCTGCCAGTTGAACATTCTCCGGACCGGGAACCAGATGTCTTTCGCATCTGTGCTTGCCGGGTATGCTCCAGTGTAGTTCCCCCAGAGTCTCCATCCATTCATGTTGATCGCTGTCGTCACTCCGTACTCGTTCACAGTGCTTCCCTGGTCCTGATCCAGAGTAACCTCTGTTCCGTCTGCCAGGCACTGGCCTGTAACTCCGAGGAGCGTGTTTGACGGTGAATTGCTCGGTACGTCGTCGTTTGATGCGTCCACGTAGGAAACCAGGGCGCCGACTACTGCTGACTTCGCCAGGATCAGGTCCCCGACCTTGTCACACGGCCACAGCGGGTAGCAATACGGGGAAGTGAAGCCGCTGTCTTCTTTTACCTTCTTCGTATCTGTGTACTTCTTTGCCTTCGTTGTATCCAGATCCAGGAGCGCCATTGCTTTGAATACTCCATTGATGTTCGCGGCCTTTGCGGCGAGCGCGATGCCGACCTCCGGCTCCTGGGACCAGCCCGGTGCGAGGAGAAGGCCAGGAACGATACCGAGTTTCGGGAACACCTGGCGGATTACCTCCGCGCCTGTTTCTTTGCCTGTAATCGGATCGTATGCTCCTACGATATCCGTCTTCGTTACTGCACTCGGATCGATCTGCTCTCCGGATACTGTCAGGTTTTCTGCAGAAGCTCCTGCTCCTCCTTCGATCAGCGTCAGGACCAGATGTCCGTCTGAATTGAAGGCTGCTGTATAATCCGTGTTCAGTGCCAGCGCAGTGGATCCCTCTGCATTTTTTACGGTGAGCCCGTTAATGAGCACGCCTTCCACCGGAATGACGGCCTGCATCTGGCTGACCGGATACTGTGCTTCTTCCAGGGATTTCTTGTGTCTCGCCGGATCCAGTACGTTGATGTAAACGACCGGAGAAACCTGATAGATGCTATTCGTTGCATACATCGTCTGGCAGAGCGTGTACTTTCCCTTTCCCATGTCGGTGCTGTATCCAAGCGCCGCCATGGCTTCCGCTGCGGAATTTGCCAGGATCGGTGTGTTTACGACCGCAGCCGGATCTTCTGCCATGTTGACAGGCGCTGTTCCGATTACTACCTGGACTGAGGATCTGCCGCTGATCGGTACGGTCAACGCTGTTGCTTCCTCGACAATAAAAACTCCATGTTTGCTCATCGCTTATTTCCTCCTTCTTTTTTCTCCATATTCCATCGCCTTTACAAAGGCGTCGAAGATGTATCCTTTTCTCTTCCGGATCATCTCCTCGGCCATCCCGTATTTCATAATCGGGATGAACAGGTTCGTGAACTCAGGGCAATCCTTTTTTGCCTCTTCCACGGCTTCAGGCACCTGTGTGTAAACCACGTTCTGAATTGCCACTCCGGGGATCGTTGGTCCCACGTACATCCTCCGGCTGTCCTCTGCCTGCTTTCTTTTTGCTGCAGGTTCTACTTTCTGCTTTTCTCCTGTAGACTGCTTTGCTGTTGTCATGACCATCCGTCACTCCTTCCCATTTTTGGCACGCTGAACCTCATCTCGACGCCTCCAAAATAGAACGGGTATGTATCATCGTCCTGGAGCGCGAAGGACATCTTCTCTTGAGCTCTGTACTTCCTGTTCAGGAGCGGCTCTTTTGCGAACCGATCCGTTATTCTCTGGATCATCGTCAAGATGTGCCTGTGCCCATTTGTCTGCTTGTCATCGTCGTAAACACCAAAAAGGATGTTGACCGTATCTGTCCATGGATCGTTATCGTCTTCCGTGCTTCCCTCTCCCATCCTTACAATGAAATACGGGAAATACTTGGAGTCGTCCTCTTCGTCTTCCATTACGACCGGAAGGGACTGTTCGTATCCCTTCACTCCTGACACGGTTTCCCCTGCTGTGTTCTTTGTCTGGACGTCGTCCAGGATTTTTTCCACCTCTTCTATGAGGTCTGTAATCAAAAATTGATGCGTCATGCCTTCCTACCCCACTAACCTCTTGATCTGGCGCTCCATGTTCTTCTGAAGATCGGACTTTATTTTCGGCTCAACGATGCCATATACTTTTTCCTCGTTTCCGATCATTACAGGGATTGAGTTTGAGCTGAACACCTTCAGCGGATATCGCGATTTTCCTCTTCGCTGATATATCTGACCGTTCAGGCTGCCTTGTCCCTTGAATGCCTTGTTTCCGGTGGCGCTCGATATGAGAGCCTTGAGTCCGTTCCCCTTCACGACGTTGGCCTTCGCTCCACTTGTCCTGCTTCCTGCAGATGTGCGGAAGGAGGCGAGCTTCAATGGCTTTCCCTGAGACTTAATCTCTGCGGTGAGCCTTGAATAAGTGGCGCGCCTTATCTTCATTTCTCCTTTGAAGTTCGCGCTTTTTACGGTGTACGTCTCCCGCGCTTTCGTTGCGAGCTTCACTCTGGCGCTTCTTGCCGTATCGTTGAGCGCTGCTGAAATTACCTGTGGAGTCTTCCGCTGCATCAGTCCGAGCCTGTTCTGAACATACCGCAGGCTCTCCTGGTCTACCTCAACCCTGATCATGCTCTATTCGCCCCCAGTGTGATGGAATACACCCCGTCTTCATGTATGGCGTCTTCTACTTTGTACATCTTGCCGTCCATATTGAGCATCGCTCCCTGTTTCGGCATCGGCCCGAACTCCTCGGCTGACACGTAGATCAGCTTCTGGTTCTTGTAGATTCCGTCCATGTTCTGGTTCAGCCTCTTCTCCCTTTCGATCTGCTCGTTTGAGTCGATCTGAACTGGCATCTCTTTCCCGTTGATGGTGTGGGTTTCTGAGAACTCATCCAGGTTCATGAAGACCTGGCGCACATCATTTTTCACAATTTCCTTGAAAGTCATTTCTTTACCGCCTTTGACGCTCCGCGCTTACGCGGTTTCGGCTTTTCGCGCTCTGCACTTTCCGGGATCCTCCCGATGAGGTCCTCGTTATTGCCTGTAGAGCTCACCCCTGTAGCTCCAGGCTGTGCAGTCATCGCTTTCGCTTTTAAGGATGCCGCCTGCTCTCCGTCTTCTTCAGACCAGCAGGCGGATCCTGCGCCGATCCAGGCTTCCGCCATCTTCTCGTCGGATGTAGGGAGCTCGTCTCCGAAGAGATACTGTTTCGCCTTGTACAGGATCGGCTGCGTCGCGATCAATTTCATCATGCGTTGATCTTCACGATGGCATATGTGTCAGAAGTTTCCGCTTTCTCCGCTGCAAACCCTGCTTTAACGTGCGGAGTTTCCGGCCCTTCCTCTTCTCCAGGGGTGCTCGCTGCCTTCGTGATCTTTCCGGAAGGATCCAGGTATACATCGGATCCCGCTGCGATTTCTTCCGCGATCTTATCCATCTTAAATACTCCGGTCACATGCAGGCTTCCTACTTCGCCCGGATTGATGTCGGTTCCTGCGATGCCGACTCTGGATCCAAGAGTGATGATCGTGTTCGCCTCGATCTTTGCTCCGGTCTCATTTTTGAAGTCGATTGTTTCGCCTCTCTGCCAATATGTCGCTTTTCCCATCTGTGCTTCCTCCTTTCTTTACGCCAGCTTCAGCTTCGTATCTACTTTGACGCCAGGGTTCTTCACGGCACCTCTCCAGTCCATGACGGAAATGCCCCAGTCGAGATAGATATCCCATACAAATCCAAGCTGTCCAGCCTGCTCCATTCTGCGGATGTTCGGGATTTCCTGTCCGTTTAAGTAGTCGACTTCCATGAAGTCTGTGTCTCCCGGATCACCGATCAGGAACCACGGCATTACGTTTCCAAGGCCGCCGCACATCGCGTTGATTGTCGGATCTTCCACGACTTCGATGCTGTCTCTGTACTGGTAGAGCGGGTTCACTGCCTGGGTGTTGCCTTCCGTGTTGATCGTCGGGCTGTAGAACAGTGTGTACATGTCGAACTTCATTCCTGAAGGCACGATGATCGTTGCCGGGTTGATGATGATCGACTCTCCGAACTGGTCCTTCTGGTTGGCCAGAGCCATGATCATGGTCTGCATTGCCTCCATGGTGATCCCTGTTCCGGTTGCCAGCAGGTTCTTGTGATCTGTTCCAAAGAGCGGAAGTCCATCGTAGATGTTGGAGTTTCCGATCAGGATCTGATATACCTGCTTGTTGATCGTCTTTCTCGCAGATGCTGCGTATCTTGCCGGAATGGAAGTTACCAGGCCGATGTCGTCATCGATGAATGCTTTTCTGGAAAGCGTAAACTGACGGCCGTAAGTCTTCAGCTTTCTGGTCGGCAGTTTGTCATCTGTGAATACATCGTGCTTCAGCTCACCGTTTTCAGAGACTTCCAGGAACTCTCCTACCGGCCCTGCGATGTAGTAATTGTCGTGTGTCTTAAAGTCTTTCAGGCTTCCCTTCTTGGTCCACTTGTCGAAGGTAACTGCTACCTTGCGATGGCCTTCCCGGTATGCCTTTTCGATCGTCTGGTCTAAGATTGCCGGGAATGCCGCCTCGGGATTGAAAAATCCTCTCTGCAGCATAGAGAAGATCTCATCGGAAGATCTTCTGTTCAGACCTGTCTCTCTGGATCCGTCTGCCTGCAGACATTCGATGGCGAGGTCACGAAGGGACATTCCCATCATGGTTCTTGCGCCTTCCTCCGGTCTCTCCAGCTCGATTCCGGCGCGCATGAGCATTGCGTCTGAAGCAGCTCTTCTGAATTTATCCTCTGCAGAGTCTGTCACGGTGGCGCTGGCGCCTACCGGAGCTCCGGTCGCACGCAAGTGCTCCACGATGGCCGCGTTCATCTGCTCTACGGTTGTTCCGCGCTCGATATATGTGCGCGGCTCCATGTCGAACTGTCTGCATAAATCTGAGATGGTCTGGATCCTGTTTCTTTCAGCTTCCACCGCTCTGGAGAGGGCTGTGTGATCTCCTTCTCCACCTTCTTCTCCGGATCCGCCAGGCTCCTGGCGCTGGCCATCTCCTTCCTCGCCTCCAGAAGTAGGCGCGGTTCCGTTTCCGGAAGCCTGGCCTGCTGCTCTTGCGGCTTCGATGTCTCTCTGCAGGCGGTTGAACTCATCGGACTCTTCGCGAGTCATGTTTCTTCCTGCCGCTCTTGCGGCCTGCAGGATCTGCTGCTGCCGCTCGATCATCTGTCTAATTGTCATGATCTTCTACCTCCATTAAATTTTTGTTTATTTGAAGTTGCCTCTCATTGCAGTCCATCTCGGCGTCACTGATCTCCTCATCCTCCGCGCGGCCAACTCCGACCGTCGGATCGGCGGGAACGGACACGATGCTGATCTCGTAAGGCGCCCACTTCCTTGCGATGGAGCACGGTCCTGTGAACCTTCCGTCTTCTGACTGCTTGTTCGGCATTACTTCCTCCCAGTTGTCTACCCTGTAGCCCACGGATACGCCCTTGAGCGTGCCGCTTTTTACTTTCTGGTAGATTGTTTCTGATGCCTCGTCTTTATCGAACTCAATCTCTGCGCATCCTCTTCCGTTTTCTACCCATGCCCTTTTGATCTTTCCGCACACGCGGTTCCGGTCATGGTTGAAGAGTACGCATCCGATGGAGTTCAATCGGTTCAGATCGACGCATCCTTCTGTGTGGTCCAGGATTTCCTGTCCGAACCACCTCGAATATGGTTCCTCACTGGAGAAGCTGAGAGTAAATGTTCTTTCATTTCCCTCTCCTTCGACCGCCCGGATCGAGCAGTCTGTAAGCTCCCGGTATCCGCTATTTCTTCCCCTGTTCGTCGCCGGCGTCTGGTTTCCCGTCTCCGCCTGGCTTCTCTGAAGGATCAGTCTGTTCTTCTGATCCGCTGCCGGGTGCCTGGATTTCTTCTTTCTCTTCCACTTTGTTGCCAAAGATCACACCTCCTAAGTCAATACCTTTCTTTCTTCCGTATTCCAGGACTTCCGCCATGTCGTCGACCTGCCGCCTCCAGTCTCTTCCGTTTTCGGCAGCGATCTGTTTGAATGTCTTCTGTCCTGTGTTCATTGCCGTTTTAGTCGCTGATGACTCCTTCATCGGATCGATCCACTTCTTCGGAGCCTTGATCCACGCATGGGAGAGGTACTTCTCCTTTTTCTCCCAAAAATCCGCGATCGTGATCTTTCCTGCTAATACGCATGAGATCACGAATGTTTCATAGATCTCATCGAGGATCGACAGAATCTGCTCCTCCTCTTCTCCGTATGTAAGCTCATCTTCAATCGCGCCCTGTCTGGCGGATGCGTAGTTCGTTTCGCTCATATCCCGGCTCGTGGCCTCGTAGCTGAGTCCCTGTCCGGATCCGGCCAGGCGCTGCTGCAGCTTCGTGAAGGCTGTCGCGTCTGTGGCCTGCCCGGTTGGGTTCACGACCTGAACTTCGTCTCCCGCGTTCAGCTCTTTGATCATTCCGGGAGTAAGCGTCTTTCCGTCGTAGTCTCTCTTCGGGCCGGTATCTGCCGAAGAAGAACGTCCGATCCCTGTCACCGGCAGCGCCTTCTTGATGAATACTGAAAGGCATGCCGCGACTCGCTCTTTCACGGACACGGCCGTGATGAATTCATTCGTATCCCTGATCCTGGTAATGGTCGGGCTCATGTCCGACATCTCCCTGATCTGGCTCGGCCGCTTTTTCTCGTAGTAAAAAATCACATCCTTGGCCGGGATCCGGACCGGATCGGTGATACTGAAGCCATCGATGCTGTACTGCCTGATGTAATAAGCGATCGGCTTGTTGTACTCGTTGTACTCAATCCCTCCGACGATCCTCCGGTTGTCCGATATGGCTCCGGATGCCATGTTGTCCAGCTCATCGACCTCAATCATCTGGATCTGAAATGGAACGATGCCTTCCTTGGTGTACCTCTTTACGAAGAGAATTCCTCCGTCGACCTTCTTCCGGACCACAGCCATCCTCAGCATCTGGTTCAATGTCTGAACTCCTGTCACATCGCAGTTTCTTGCCTTGCACCAGGTCTTCCAGAGCTCCTCGATCTCTTTACTCAGGTTCTCCCTTGGCATTGACGCCTGAAGCTGGTACCCGTGGCCGATCACGTTCCGCCGGTATGCTCCGAGCAAAGAATTCATGATGTCGGAGTTTCTCTCCAGGTCCCTGGCGCGGGCCCTGACGATTTCCCGGCTCGCTCGGTCGGTCATTTCCGCCGATGTGTTCGTCACTCCCCATCCGGCGTTTAACCTCGAATGGCTTCCGGCGTCGTAGCTCCGGATCTCTTCCAGGCTATTCCTCCACGCTGCCCTCCTGGCTCCTGCTTCCGGAGAGAAGAATGCGATCACTGAATCTAACCAGTTCATTTCTGCTCACCTCCTCTCATCGTCCATCGAAAAATGCTACATATGTGTCATCCAGCAGGCAGCTTTCGGACTCCGCATTGATTTGAGCCTCGAGCTCTTTCTTCATCTCCCGCAGCATAGAGAGGTCCGCTCTCGTAAGCTGGCGGCTTCCGATCTTGTAACTCTGGCCGCCGACCAGGACGTTAAAGATCGCATTATTGACTTCCTTCAGCATTGACTCTGCTGTTATTTCTTTTCCCTGCTCCATCTTTCTTTCGCCTCCCTACATCCAGTTTTCGTTGCCATGGATCCAGTCTTCCTCTGGCGTGTACTGCTCCTGTGCTGCCGGCTTCTCCTCTGCTTTCTTCTCCTCCAGGTGAAGCGTCCGGACACCCAGGATATCTGCAGCGGCCATCGCGTAGACTTCCGCATCCAGGTAGTGGTTATCATTGTGGGTCTGCTTCTGAACCCATCTCTGAATGACTCGGCTTCCGGATTTCATGTTGACCTTGTGCTCGGCAGTCACCTGCTCCGCGTAGTCCATGTCGCATCCGTCATATACCATCCAGGATCCTTTCCCGTTTTCTTTCTTCATCCTGGCCGCGATCATGTCCTTATACTTGTCGCCATCGGTCAGGACCAGAGTCATTCCGTGCGCCCGGCTTTCCGGCCTGTTGATCTTCGATATTTTGAAGTGTGACAGCATCGGATTGCTGGAGCCCTTGACCGGCATTGCCCAGTCTAAATTCGATGCGCAGAAGTCGTATGTGCTGTCCGCATCGTATCCTGAATCTATGAGGCAAAGCGAAACTACGAGCTGGTCCCCGTTCTCCTTCAGGTAGGGAAGGTTCATAATGCGCTCGATCTCCTGAAATGAAAGCGCCTGCCCATGGGCGATGTTCTGGCTCGTGATGTACGGGCCCCACGCCCGGATGCTCCAGTATAGGGATGTCTCCTGGATGTCCACTCCTCCGGTAATGAAGTGAGCCCAGTCCGGGACTACCATCGGAGGCACATCTGTCTGCCTCTCCATTACCATGTCTGCATTCGTCTTCAGCTTCGTATCCTCCCACGGCTCTGCGAGCCAGGAGTTTACAAAGTTCTGCAGTTTCTCCGGATCATCTTTCGAATCCAGGAATTCCTTCGCAATCTCTGAAAACCGAACGAACGGGGAGTAAAGTGTATTGATCCAGAAGGCCACCCGCTTGCTGCTCTTGGTGTCAGACCTCACGGTCCTCCATTCCCCATACCGCAGCATCTGGTCTTTGTGCTGATCCGTGATGGCGCATCCGCATTCCTGGCACACGTACACGGCCATGTCTGCGCGATCCGCGTAGCTTAATGTCTCATCGTCTGGCCAGTGGATCTGCTTAAACTTCAGCTCGATGTATTCCCCGCAGTGAGGACAGGGCACAAAGTAGTGCTTCTCAATGTCTGCCGACTCCAGGGCCTTCCAGATGTGGCCACTCTTCAGTGTCGGCGTACTCGTGATGTAGATCTTCCGGTTTCTGAAGGTCTTCGTCCTCTCGCGGGCCAGGCTGATCGGATCCGCCTCTTTCCGGCTAGCCCCTGGGTATTTATCAACCTCATCGAGAAGAAGGTACTTGATTGCCTTGCTGGCCAGGGATGATGGTGAATTACTTCCGGCCAGCGTCAGATACATTCCCTCAAACTGAAGCTCGAGCTTGGAGGACTCGTTCTTGTAGAACAGCTTCTTCAACGCTTTGCTCGCTGTGATCATCGGCTGGATCCTGTTCTCGCTGATGCTTTCCGCCAGCTTGTCGGTCGGGTACACCACCATGGTCGGTGACGGATCCTGCTGTATGATGTAGCCGAGCATGTTCTGCATCGCTTCGGTTCCTCCGACCTGGGTGCATTTGCAGAAGATGATCTCCTCTGTCTCGTAGTTCAGGAGCTCGTCCATGACGTCCTTCAGGTATGGCGTCTTGTCGTTCCGCCACGGGCCAGGCATTGCGGACGTCTTCGTGTCCAGGACTCTGTACTTCTCCGCCCACTCTGAAACGCTGAGATCTTCCGGGGGCTGCAGGTACCGGAGGGCTTCCTTCAGGTACCCTGTGGTTTCGTACTTACGAATCCGTATTCTTTTTCTTTGGAGTTCCATTTTTTACGTCCTTCGGCCCGACGACTCCGGCGATCACGAATGCCCCCAGGAGTCTGTTGACCTCGTCCGCGAGCTCCTTCTCGATCTTCCTGGCCTCCGTCGGCTGCAGTTGGCCGGACAGCATTCCAACAACTCTGGCCGGAATGGAAACGGCGAATTTCTTAAACACGACGAAGAATTTTGTATAATCCACCTTCACTTCTTCGATGCTGATATACTTTCCTGCCGCAATCTCTGTCTTCAGCCTGTGAAGCTCGCCCTGGCTTTCTTTCAGAGCGATGTCTGCCTCCATCTTCTGCTCCCGCAGCTCGATCTCTTTATCGGTTCGCCCCTGCCTCCCGTACGCCTTTTCGGATAGATACTTGATGTAGTTCTGGATGGTCGGCACCAGATCGTAGCGCCGGACCGTCCTTCCGTCTTCTATGATTTTAGTGGTGGATATCACTCCGTCCTGGGTGAGCTGCTGAATTCTCCGCACGCTCACTCCGAACAACTGAGCAATGATTCCTGTCCTGTAAAAGCTTCCCTTTAATTCTCCTCCGTCGCTCACGAGATGTACCCCTTGGAGCATTACACTTTCTTCACTCACACAGCCACTTCCTTCCTCTCAAAAATTTTTCACGGTACGGTAAAGCGTAACGAAACAGATGTTCAATTTTTGATCATACCCGGGCAAGGATCGGACCTTCCGCGCCCCGCAGTAAAATTAGTGTACAAGTAGTACCTACGATTTTTGTGCAACATCAACAATAAAAAAGGACAGTCTCTCGACTGTCCTGTGCCTGCCTCTGCGTCAGGTCTCTCTTATTGTCTTGCGACGCTGCGGGGAGGCCTCTTCCTTGCCTCTCCCTTCGCTTCCTTGCCATGGTATCATCTTATCACATGCAAGAGTCCGTTTGGGTCTCATGTTTATTATTCTTTCTTTAGGTGCGATCCTCTGTGTGCCTTGCCTCGAGCGCCCCTCTCCTCTCTTGTGCCTGCCTCTGCGCCTCCTCATCAAGCGCGCGCCACGCCTCTTTGATCCCCTCTGCCAGCTCCTCTGTTGTGGTGCTCGCTGCCTGCAGCGCTCTGATAATCTGCTTGGCGGCCCTTGCTTCCCTGGCTTCCTGAAGGTCCTGCTGCACAGTCCCACTGTAAATGCTGCCCATTATTTGCAGCTCATTTCTGCCGCATTTAGCCAGCTCTATAATGTCCCTAGGATTTTGCCCCCTGCACCAGCCCTCCATAATGACGCCCATACTCTCCCAGGTATTCCTGACAGGAAGGAGGCACTGGAGCTCCGTTGCCATTTCCAGTGTGTCCATGTATTCCTGGGCTGTCATGGACGGGGTCTTTTTCTCATTCGCTTTCATGTTCCCTCTTATTTTCTCCCGGAATTTTTCCAGAAAATTTTTCCGGGATTTTTTTTCCGGATTTTTTTTGGCCACTTTTTTCATGCCCCCTTTTTTCTCCGGATTTTTCCGCCATGATTTTCCGGAACTCCTCTCTGTTTTCGTTGACAATATTCCGGATCCGCTCGTTCTGAAGGATGCGCTCCAATGCGTCCCGGTATATCTTGAAGCATTGGCTCCGGCTCATATGTGCCTCTTCCTGGATCTGGCGCCACTGCATCATATCGATGTGCCGCATCTCACAGATGTCTCTCTCGTCCGAGTTCTTCGGCAGATAGTCCAGGATGTCCATGGTCTTTACGATCGCTTTTCCGATGTCGGCCTTCTGAAGGTAGATCCTCTCTTCGATGTCTGATATCTCGGCCATGACTCCGGCCGCTCCGTTCGTGTTCCTCTGGGGAGCTCTCGGCAGGGGGCTGTATCCCCTGCCTCCTGGCGGCCCTTCGATCTCTTCGCGGAGTCGCTTCAGCCGATTGTCAAGCCTGGTCTTCCTGCGCTCTGAACGATAGGCCTGTCCTAAGATCCATTTTAAAATTTCCAAGTCTTCGCTGTTCATTAGTGCCCTTCCTTTCCAGGATCTTCTTTTTTCTTGTTTCCCTGCATGAACATGGTGTAAAGCGCCGGAATGCCATTGGCTCTCCGCTTGACGTTCTCCTGGTCTGCCTTCATGCCCATGTTCACGACCGTTGTCACTCCCACCGCGATCTGAACCGCCAGCTCCTGGCTCAGTGTGATATCGAGCGCAGTGGTATAAGCTCTCGCATAAACCTTTGTTAATTCATCGATCATTTCCTCGTTCATTTTGCTTCCTCCATATCCAGGTTGCATTCAAAGTCATTGATGTCCACGGCGTCTTCCTTCGTGATCGCATGTTTGCAGATCTTGCAGTCTCCGATGCACTCATCCATCTGGTATATTCCGAGCATGGTGCTGATCGCCTGCTCCGGCCAGGTGATGAACTCCGCGATCCCGCCCGCAGCGCAGATCTGCTCCACTGCTTTCTCCTGCAGCTTGCTCGGTTCACCGACGACCGGCCTTTTTACCTCGAACCCGAAGTAATGGCCGTGCCAGATCACCATGATATCTGGCGTCCCGCCTTCACTGTATGCTCCCTGGGCGATCTTCCGGACGAATGCTACGGGGAAACGCTTCTTGATCGCCTTCTTGATCTTGTCCTGGTAGTAGGACTCTCTTGGGATTTCCTTCCGCAGCATGGCGATGGCCTGCTTCCTGGTTTTAATTCCCTTTTTTGCCATGTATCCATCGACGAACCTTTTTTCGTCGAAGTTCTTTTCGTACTTCTCGAGCACGCCTCTTCTCCTCCTTCTTTCTGAAATATTCCGCCAGGTATTTCTCCTGTTCTCTGTCTTCCTGTTCCATCCGGAACTGCTTTCTCTCCCTGTCATCGATCCAGAGCGCTGCGAGCGCCATGATAAGGATGAGCGCCGCAAAGATCACGAGGAGAATAATGCCTCCGGCTATCCCGAATACGATGTCTGACACTTTGCTCCCTCCTTATCCTATCGGCTCCGCCTCCTGGAACCCGGTGTCTGAAGGATCACTGTCCTGGCAGCAGGTCTCCTCTTTGTCCTGGTATTCCTCTTTATTGTCCGTCTGGTCCTCCATGAAGTGACTCGCTTCCTGATCGGCCATGTGGAGCAGCAGAACGAGCGGATATTTTTCGCACGCCTGATTAAAGGTGTTAATGTTCTGAACCTCTGACATTCCCATATGCCAGCGGATCGCGTATCTCTCCTCCATGGACAGCTTCATAAATTCTTCGATCATCATGACCGACTTCTCTCCGTGGCCATACGGGTTCTTGTCGTTCACGGTGTAAAACGGGACCTGCTCCCAGTCGAACCTTCCCCCGTTATCTCTCTTGGATCCGTTCGGCTTGTAGATCTTCTGATTCCGCATCTCTGTGCCATAGAAATTTGTTTTGCAGATGTCGTGCAGCAGGGCCACGATGACAGCGGTCTCTTTGTGGATCCGGATCACTGTCTTGTATGCTACCGTGTACAGGATGTCTTCATAATCGACCTCATCCGGCGGATATGCCATGGCTGCGTGCCCCAGGAGGGCGTCGTATACGTTGAGGCTGTGCTGCAGCAGTCCTCCCTCACAGCTTAAGTGAAACTTTGTACTTGCCGGCGCGGTATAAAAATCACTGTTCCGGATGTATCTCATGAGGGCGTCTTTTCCTGGCCGGTCCACCTGCTCCATCAGTTCTTCAAACCTTTTTATGTTTCTTTCCCTGTTCATCTTTCTTCTCCTTTTCAAATAAATGTTTGTATTTCTTGTCCGTCATGATCACGTTTCCGTTTTCTGTGAACTGGACCAGATGCACTGTGCCGCATGCCTGGCACTTCGTGGCCTTCCCGTCCTGGATCCGGCCGATCTTCCTCCCGCACTGGATGCATGTATGGAGGAACTTACTTTTTCTTCCGCATATTCTCCTGATTGCCATATTTCTCTCGCTCCCTTTCTATCAGCTCTGCTGTTGGCGGCAGCATAATGGTGACGGATGTTCCGTCCCGGCTTTCCCATATCTGAAGGTCTGAGTTCCATCTCATCTGGATCAGATCGTTCCAGATCGGCCGGTCGTTCTCAATGATGCAATGCTTGAGCCAGTATTCCGGATAAGCCTCCAGCCAGATCCTGGGATGCAGCTTCTCGGCCGCGATGTCCAGAGCCTTGTCGGCGTCGTATTCCTCAAATACTGCCCTTGCTATCTCCCGGAATGTTCCTGCTGCCTTCTCCTCGTCGATGATGGCCTGCGCCTTTCTGAGGAAGGCGTCTCTTTCCTCCGGTTCGTCTTTTCGCATCAGGATCCCTCCGAAGAGAAACTGAAACAAAATCTTTTCTGTTTCGCGCCTGATTTTTTCTAAAAGTTGATTGTATGGTTCTGCATACTTGATTTTCAGTATCTCGATGGGTACGTTTTCCTTGTTTTTCCGCAGTTTTTTGATATCTCCCAGGTAATCTCCCCATGAAAATTCCATTGCATCGCCTCCTAGTGTTACTCCTTTTGCTATTTTTTTGGAGTTACGCTGAAACCGTTGATTTTACAAGGCTTCCCCGGTGTGTAACTCCTGTAACTCCTTTTTTTAAACACACAATGAATTTTTTTATGCGATGCATGAAAAACGTGCATCGCGCAACATTTTCTAAGCACAGTATTTCATTTTTAGGAGTTATTGGAGTTACAAGCCTTAAAAAAGCCCGAATTTCCGCGGTTTTTTGTGTAACTCCTTTTGTAACTCCTTTTAATTTTTTTGGAGTTACACGAAAAAAGGAGTTACGGTCTTTTAATCAAATGGCAGCTTGCTTCCGTCGTCCACCGGGATAAATCCATCCGCATCCGCGAAGGACTCCTGGTGATACTTCGGTTCCGCTTTCTGAGGCTGCTCGTCTTCGTCGTCAATGTCCAGCGGATCCTCTTTTTCGGAAAGCTGGCCGATGAAGAATTCCACGAACTTGCAAACACGATTGTCAAACCGCTTCGAGACCTGGTACGTCTTTCCTTTATGGTCTGCTCTTTCTGAAGATGTGATCAGTCCTCTTTCTGCCATGTATTTCAGAGTCTTCCTGGGACTGTACCCTGCTTTCGTGAGCGCCTGGTTCAGCGTGGAAGGGAAAATATATACAATATTCCCGGACTCCGATGTGGTTCCCAGGCATGTCCCGATCGCCTTCTCTCCGAAGTAAAGCCTGTTTGAGAGCACCCAGTCCACAATGAACTGGACCGCATTTTCATTGACGTCGCCCGTGTCTGAGTTCATCTGTTCCTGCAGGATGGACGCTGCCATCTGCTTCGCCCTCTCCCAGGAGTCGTTCCGGATCTGAAGGGTTTCGTTCCGTTTTTGGCTTTTCTGATCACTTTTTCCCTCGTTTTGATCACACTTTGCCTCTTCCTGATCACGATTTTCGCCTGAAAAGAACCAGGAGTCTATCATGGAGTCGGCCAGGGCGACCGCTGCGATCCCGGCCACATGGCTGCCGCTTTTTCCCTGGCTGATGCTCGCCACGTACTTCGACATCTCCTCATACTTGTCGCATATTTCCCGCTCATCGATGCCGATCAGCTCCTCGATAAATTCCGGGCCGGCCCATCCGCAGTTCATTGGCGCTTCCTGGTGCATGAGGCTTGCCTGCTTCTCATCATCGAATGGTCCGCCGTAAATCTCCAGTACACGGGTACTCACACCGGTCTGGCTGGTCTCTGTGGACAGCGGTTCCTCTCCTGTGGCCAGCGCCACGGTTCTCCATTGGTGGATGGCCTGCAGGCCTCCGCCCTTGCTTCCGCGGATCTTTCCGGTACCGGACGCGATCATGTATATGGTCTTCTCCAGGCTCTCCTGGTTTTTTCCTGCGAGCTGCCTCTCATCAATGCCAAGCGGAAGATCACAGTAAAAGCTGGCGGTACGTTCCAGGCCGACCTGTGTCGCGTTGAAGTTTACCATGAGGCGATCCGGATCTCCCCAGGCTGAAAGCGCTGCTTTCAGTGCTGCAGTCTTTCCGCCCTTTGAGCCTCCCCAGTTGTACACGAAGAAGATCCTCTGTTTCAAGATCCGGAGAAGTGGCGCCGCAAAGCTGGCGGACAGTATGAACCGGAACTTGTCGCGCTCCCGGTGTGGCGCCATCGTGCGGATCCAGTGTTCCATGTCACCGTTCCTGCAGTATGCTGCTGCCATTCCCTTTTGACTTGGATCGATGTCCAGGACAATGCCCTGTTCCCTTCCCGGAATGAACCGGCGGCCTGGCTGCCATCCGAACGTTGACGTCGCGTCTGCCTTCTGTATGATGTCGATGTTCTCCGCCTCCAGGGCGGACAAAAAGCGCACCACTTGCTTGGCGTTCTCCGATGTTACCGTGCACCCCAGGTCGGCCAGGACTGTGATTGCCCGCGCGGTGAAGATCGTTGATCTTGGATAGATCGCCCGGTGCCATTCTCCGTCACGCTTGAATGCGATCTCGATCTTCTCCTCTCCCGTCTCCAGGCTTTTTAGCCGCTGCGTGAGGATGATCGGTGTCCTGCAGACCATCTTTGGTGTGTATTCCTTCTCATCGATCCGGCTGATCCCCTTATCTGAATAGATCCATCCTTCTGGCTGCCGCAGGTTCACCGGCGCCCCCTTGACTGCTTCCGGGATCTCTTCCGGCTCGTCCAGGTCGATCTTCTCTGCTCCCTGGATCAGCTTCAGGATTTTCTTTGCAGCCTCCTCTTTTCCGAACTTCATGTATACGTCGCTCGGATCCTTGCATCCCTTGATGGCTCCGCAGCTCCATCGATACACTTCTCCGAGGAAGCCGCCCTCTCGCAGTCCGGAGAGCATCTTCTTCATGAATGTTTCGCCGCCCCGGTCTTGCTCCTGGTGGATGTATATTCTCAGGTCCTGCAGCATTCCGGCCATGTGTGGCTTGAACATGGAAGCCCCTGGTACTCCGAGGGTGCTGATCCCCATGTACCACATGGACTGCGAGTCGCTCTCTCCCTCCACTATGGCTGCGTATCCGGCATCCCGGATCCGTGACAGCTTCCATTCTCCATACAGTCCGATCTTCCCTGCGGATCCGTACTTCCATCTAAAATCCTTGTGAGCGTACCTTTTGCGGTATGTGCTCTCCTTCCCGTTTTCATCGAGGTATGGGATTTTCATGTACAGCGTTCCGTCTTTCCGGTCCTTCCCGGTACTCAGGAAGCATTCTTTCTGCAGCCACTCTTCCGGAAGCCGCTTTTCAAATGCGTATTGCGCCAGGGTGTAGCTTTTATCACGTTTTGCCTGCTCCTGCTGCTCTTCTCTGGATACGCCATACTCCTCCAGGATCTTCTTATATGCTTCCTTCGTATCGATTCCATGGAGCTTCGCGTAAAAGCTCACATAGTTTCCGCCTTCATCCTCTGCAAAGCAATGCCATTTTCCTGTGGCCAGATCGACGGAGAAGCTGTTGTTTTTGTCGTCGTGAAATGGGCAGAGTCCTGTCAGATGGCCATCGGATACTATCGCCTTCTTTATGACGTTCCTATATTCTTTTTCGTAATTGACCAGGCGATCGATGTCTACTTCTGCCGTATTCATGGGCTACCTCTTTTCTTTCTCTCCTGGTGTCTCTCCGATGTATATCATCTCGACCGGTATTCCGAGCCGCGCTGCTTCGCGCATTTCCTGATCCATCCCGGAGCTGATGACTCCGTTCTCGATGATAGCCAGAACATGGTCTGCGTGCCTCAGGGCTTCCATTCCCATTCTCAATCCCGCCGATCGCTCCTCTCTGATGGCATCATTTAAGAACTGCGGGAAGTATAAGTGCGGCGCGATCGGAAAGTCTCCGCGATCCGCCACCATTCTGCAGTAGTCCTTTGCAATGGCCACATTGCGCTGGACCTGCTCTTCGGTATCCGCTGCATATCTGCTGCAGATATATATCTTCCTGCCGAGAGCCGGGTTCCTGTTTGTTGACTCTCCAGCGTAACATTGTCCCAGGTATCTGAAAGGCGTGTACACGTTTTCTCTGCAGATTGTTTCATATACGCCCTTTCCCCCGATCACATCCACAGGATGTTTTCCCTGGATGATCCCTTCATCCCAGTCTTCGTATTCGTCATAAGCATCACGCTCTCTGTCCGTGAGCTGCATGGCGAGATCTATGTCGATGCAGTCCCCCACTTTTATGTATCCTTCCGGAAAGTGCAGGCTGCTGTATTCTTTCCATGTTTTCATGTATAGCCGCCTCCTTGAAATAGTGAGGGGGAGGCGGGCAGTGCCCCCCCCCGCTGTCTTTTTAATTGAACGGAAGATCTTCCTGCGCTCCCTGCGGAACTTCTACAAAGTCTGCGTCTGCCACTCCGGCCTCTGACTCTACTGCCACATTGTAGTCGTTGGAAGTAATAGCGACCTCCGTATATTTTTCCTTGAGCTGCTTTCTCATCGCGGAAGTCTGCTTGTACTGTTCATCTGTCAGCACTCCGGTCTTCTCCACGGTAACTTTGCTGTACTTAATCCCGTCTTTGTTGGTCGCCGTGTCTAGCTTGAAGGTAACCACGAGCCTGGTGTATGGGATCCGGTTGCTTCCCATGATCCTGGCCAGGTTCTTGTTGACATCCTTGATGGATGTCGGCGGAACGCTCAAGAGGTAAATATCCGGCCGGCCAGACATCAGGAGATAGATGCGGCGCATGTTCTTGCACGGCTTTCCTCCGTCTACAAACTGGTTCATAGGACAGTTATCGCAGTTCCGTACCTCTCCGGTCTCCAGGTTTACTCCTGTCTTCGCATCCATGGAACTGCAGGTCGGCGGCATGTTCGTGTTGTCTCCGCTTCCATATGCTGCACTCCAGTAGCTGTTCATTCTATGGGTGAAGAGGATCACGCCCTGAACCTCTTTCATGATCTCCGGATCGTCCGGATCGTCGCCTTCCACTTCGTATGCTTTTCCTCCTCCGGAAGGAACCTTGATCTGTCTGCAGGCGATCCCGCGCTCCTCGTCAAGATCGGCCATTTCCTCCTTCAGCTCCTCGATCAGGTCCGGATCCATTCCCTCGAACCCTGTTACAATCTGAAAATCTTTCATTACTGCTAATTCGTTCTTACCCATTTTTTACATGTCCTTTCTGTATGTGATTCCATAGAGTATCTGGCATTTCAGGATCGAGCCTATCCGGTATTTGTTCTCGATCTCCCCGTCCAGTGTCGTTGTTACAAAGTATCCGCCTGCCACTTCTTTGAACCTGCAGACGATGTCTTCTCCTCTGTTGTTTCGGATCATGATCTGGTCTCCCGGTCTGATCTCCAGGTCATCCGAGTCCTTTACGGCGACCGTCTTTACTTCTGATATGTTAATGCCCGCCATTCTGAACGCCTCCTTTCGTTATAAATTCTTCTACAGCGCAATCCAGGCTCGCCCGAATTGCTCCCAGGTTCGATGCCATGACGAGCAGATTTCCTTCTGCGACCTCCTTGGCACACAGGATCACGCCATCCATGACCGGCCCCATGACCACATCATCCTGTACTCCTCCTCCGACGAGATAGCTGTCGCATTTTGTCTTATCCCCATCCTTCGTCATTACGCATCCGAATGCTCGGTCTCCGGTGAGGACTGTTACCTTTCCTTCGCTGTCCGTTATCTCAATCCTTACCATCATTCTTCCTCCTCTTCAGCTTCTGCCTCCTGGAACCCGTCGTCTTCCTCTTCCAGCATCTCTTCCAGAGGCGTCTTCTCCTCTCCGAGCTTTCTGTAGAGGTCGTTCATGATCCGATCGGCCTGAGCTGCAAGCCTTACAGCCTCGAATGCTGCATCGATGGCCGAGTTGTAAATACTGGATGCGGAGTTCACCGCCTCGGCGTCTCCGGCCTGCAGCACCCGGAGGAAGGACTTCATGTCTGACTTGATCTTGTCCGTGGCTCCACAGAGGTTCGTCCAGCTCTCCGCTGCGATCCCGTATCCCTCGTGTCTGCTTGCTACTGCAGGGAGGTTCTGGCTCTGAAGCTGCCGGCATGCAAATGCCACGGCTGTCTGGACATTGTCCTTCAGGTCTCTCTCGCTATCCAGTGTCATGTCAAATTCCATCTGATCGTACATGGTTATTCTCCTTTCTTCGCTTTTTTCAGCGCCCTGTTTGTTTCTTTTCTCCGCACGATGTCGAAGGTGTCATATGAATTTATTACCTCGGCCAGCTCCGCCGGGAGTTCTCCCTGCTCCTCCACAAGGTTCTTGATCGTGGACTGCAGCGTTCTTGAGTTGACCGTTTCAACGATAATATCTCCCAGGCCCTGTTCCCGGAGCACTTCCGGGAAGTCCAGGCCCGCCTCCTGCAGCGACTCCTCTGACTTCTTGCTGTAGATTGTCTTGTCCGAGAGGCTGAAGGTGTAGCCTCCGGAGCTGATCTTCGGGCAGTCGTCGTCGATCATCTGCTGCGCGATCTCCTGTTTCTTTTCTTCGATCGCCTTGTTATTTTTTTTTGTCGCCTCTGCCAGGCCTTCCTTCTCTTCCAGAAGCTCCTGGTATTCATTGACCATTTCTAATAATCCCATTTTTTTCATTCCTTTCTATTCTTCTAATTGCTGCAGCTCGTCCAGGAAGTTGTAGAGCTCTTCCACTTCCTCTTCGCTCAGCTTCTCTTCGACTTGCTCGATAAAATCACAGAACCGATCACACAAAGGCCTTTGCTTTTTTCTTTCCGCTGCCTCTTCTTCCTTTATCTCTTCGTAGAGTTCCGACTCGAGAATAATGTCTCTTTTTGCCTCTGAAACGATGACTGGCTTGTATCCTCGTTTTTTCAAACGTCCCATGTCCGCCTGATTGCTTACCGGAACGGCCTTGGCTCCATGTTCATTTATGAAATCTTCCGCAATTTCTTCCCTCAGTTCTTTTGATACACGGCTGGTTGAAATGTATACCCCGCTATAAGAATTCAGAGACCTTTTTGTCATCTCGGCGTCATCTAACTCCTCTATCATTCTTGCTGCATACCATTGAACGTCAAATCCGTTCACCATGTTCCTGTCTCTCTCAAGACGAATTACGTTAGGCTTGAAGTCGATTCCTATATCCAGCCTTTCTTCATTACAGATATAAAGCCCCCCAACGAATATCCGTCCTTTATTCTCCTCTCCATCCAAGACCGATCCATAGCTGGTGTTTCTGTGACTGTAGCTATCCTGGAGGTGCAGATTGCATGATTTAACGTTCTCGTATTCTTCCCGCGTGACTCCTCCGACTTCAATAATCAGACTATGCTCCGGAACCTTGTTCCATATTGCTTCCGTATCCACGAAAAAGGTAGGGACAAGAACTCCTCCGTATCTTCTGGACTTTACAAGCCTTGGCCTCCAGATCTCTCTTCTGCAGTAGTTTTTGAAAATGATGCTCTTTCCGAGACGAAGAAGGACTACCGTCGCGATTTTATAGCCCTCTCCGTAATTTCCGATCATAGAGCTGTCCTTATTTTTTGTTGTTACTCCAAAAAGGAGAGTTTTTATATCCAGGTCACTATGCTTATTGCCGATTCTGATTATCTCCTCTTTTTCATCGTAATCGAAAAACATTTTGTTTCCCGGATCTCTTGTCTCCTCATCTATCGAGTTCTGAAAAAACTCCCTTATCGCCTCCGTGGTTCCCCATTCAGGAACGTAGTCGGCGCTTATACTGAGTTCATACTTCCTCACGATCGCTCCTCCTGTCTGTTGTATTCGTCCACGGTTGGTCTCTTGCCATCCAGATCCGTCCAGGTGTATGGATTTCCGGTACTGCGCTCATACTCCGCCTTGTAGCAGTCCCGGCACATGCACCTTCCGTTCAGCCACCGCATCTTCCCCCAGTATTCCGGCCTATTGCAGCTCTTGCAGATCACGATGTTCCTGGTCCCTTTTACCGGTATGGTATCAACTTGCACCATGCTCATCTTTCTGAAGCCTCCTTATCACCTTGGTCATGTGTTCGGGCTCGTTGTCCTTGTAAGGTGATTTCTGATACATCCCTCCGTCTGAATGGACTCCGTAATCCCTGTAGTATTTCTGCGCCAGATGAAGGGGAATGTCTTTTCCCTTCCCGCGGACGGTTATGACGCCTCCGTCGCTGTACCGGAATATAATTTTCCACATAGGCTCCTCCTTTTAATAATCTTTATGGTATTCCGCGAGGACTTTTCCACAGTCTGCGCACACCTTGCATCTGTCCGTTCCGGAGATACGAACCATCCCGCTTGCGGAGCACGCCTCCCCGCTTACCTGATTTTTATGCCGGCAGAACAGTCCCTTGATCGGCCGCCGGCGTGGCATTCGGATAACCCCTGCTTCGCTTAACAAAAAATATTGCATACTATCTTCTCCTTCTCCTCATAGGGAGGCCGTGCATCTTCCTCCAGTTATTCGTGCTTTCCCGGTAAATCTTCCGGAAGGAGGCTGCGTATTCGCTTCCTCTAACTGCTTTCTCGGAAAGTCTATCCAGGGCTTCTGACACCGTCTCAGCGCTTTCCTCCGCTCTTTTCACCGCCGCATGCAGGATCGCATCCATCTCGTCTCCCGATGCGCGAGCCGCATTGAAGGCTTTCCTGCGCACCTCTTCGTTCCTTTGCGCGATGGCTGCATTCACTCCACTGAAGAAGCTGGCCATGGCCTTCGCCCACGCCTCTCCCATTTCAATTATGGTTTTCATCAGAAAAAATCCCTCCAGTTGTCCACGACCGTTTTGGCCATGTCTTCTTTCTTGGCCAGCGCCTTGCTGATCATCTCATCCACCGTTTTCTCCACTACCAGGTCTATGTATGTGCAGGTGTTACGCTGCCCGATCCTGTGGATCCTTGAGAGGCTCTGGCTGTATGTGGCGTAGTTGAAGTTCTTGCTGTAGTACACGCATGTGTCTGCTGCCGTCAGCGTGATGCCGGTGCCGGCCGTGTCGATCTGGCCGATGAAGAGCACTGTGTTCGGATCCTCCTGGAACTGTTTCACGATGGCTCCGCGGTCCTCTTTCTTGATGTCTCCGTAGATGGCCACAGCCTTCTTCCCGGATGGCAGCTCCTTCTTTGCCAGTTCGATGATCGCCTTTACTTCCGGGATAAACCTGGCGAAGATCACCAGCTTCTTCCCTGTTCCCACCACGTAATCCTGAATGATGTCTGCCAGCGCATCCAGCTTTGATCGGCTCACCAGCTCCGGCCGGGCTGAGTCGTCTTTTACCAGGAAGCCTCCGGTCAATTGCTGCAGCCGCAGGAGCTTCGTCAGGACGGTCGTCGCTGTGATCTGGCCTCCGCTGTCGAGCTCTGCGTAGCTGTCTCTCCTGATCCGGTCATACAGTTCGCGCTCCTTCTTATCCATTGTGATGTGCCTGGTCTCAAAGGTCTGCTCCGGCAGATCGATGGCTTCTTCCTTTGTGATCCGGAAGGCGATGCTGTGTTCTTTCTTGATCAGCCCATCCAGATCCTTGTATCCGATGATCTGCTTCTTGTTGAAACCGCCCATGATGGCGTATCGGTTCCGGAACTGATAGAAGTTTGTCCCGAAGATCTTCGGATCCAGGAAGCGATACTGGCTGAAGATGTCGATCGCATTGTTCTGGACCGGCGTTCCGGAAAGGATCAGCTTGTACCTTGCCTGGTCTCCGAGCTTATGGATCGCCTTGCTCTGCGCTGCATCATGGGTCTTGATCCTCTGACTCTCGTCGCAGATGATCATGTCCGGATCGTACTCCTCCAGTTTTTCAAAGATTCCAGGGCGCCAGGTGCTCTCGTAGTTGATCACGGCCACCTTCAGTGCTTTGAACGGAAACTTCATCAGGTCGTCGAGCTGCTTGATCCTCTGGCTCTTCTCTCCCAGGAGCGTCCTGCAGGTATATTTAAAGTCCGCGAATTCCTGAAACTCTTTCGGCCACACCGCAACGACTGACGTCGGTGCTATAATCAGGACCTTCTGGATCTTCCCTTTTTCATAGGCTGCTCCGGCGATGGCCAGGGCTGTCAGCGTCTTGCCGCATCCCATTTCAAACAGCAGCCCGAAACCGCGGTTGACTCTTTGCTCCATGTTGCATCATCTCCTTTCTTCTGCTATGATGCGATTGTCTCGAGGGGGGGGGCGTCCTGGAACTCGGAACCGTCTGCCAGTGTCAAATTTTCGCGGATCTGATCTGGCGTAACATCACGGAGTCCGACGTATTTGTAGCTGGATGCCTTCCCTCTGTTATATCGTTTCATGCATTCCGGGTTCTGCAGTCTCTCATACTTCCCCCGGACAGCCAGTGCGCTGCGTCCCAGTTCCTGGCCCATGTGCATCCAGTCGTATCCCTGTTCTTTCATTCTGAGGAGCTTCTCCACCTCATCCTCTGTCCATGGTTTATTCGGCTTCCGCATCGGGCGTCCCTCGATGCCAAGATCTAAGATCCGCCTTTTCACTGCTCCTTCTGTCTTCCGGAGTTCTGATGCGATGTCTGTATATGTATACGTGCCTTTCTCAATCATTCGGCGCAGCTTCGTGTCCTCACTGACCGTCCATGGAGCATTGTGGTTCTTCTTTGTCTTTCTCCTCTTATCGATGTCGAGCTTCCTTTTGAGCTTCGCCCATTCTGGCTCCGGCCCCAGGGCGAATGGCTGAAGTCTTGAGAAATCGAGCAGGTCCTTGTGTTCTTCCGCCCATTTCCAGAACTCATCAATGTCGATCACCTTGAACCGGTTCTTCAGAACTCTGTGTTCCTTTACCGGTATCCCATGCCGGATAAGTCTCGCCTTGGCGTAGGATCCGTTCCCGTGGCCATACAGCTCAACAAGAAGCTGGTTATAGGAAATATCTGTTCCCCCGTCCAGGTGAGCTCCGAGGCCCAGCCTGTTCTTCCTGTTAAGGACTGCATTCTCGGTCCTTCCGAGTGCCTTCGCGATCCCCTGGATGGATACGACGCCCCATTTGTCCTGAAGGTAGGCATCCTCTGCCTCGCTCCAGCTTTTGTTCCTGCGGCCCGGATCCGCTCTGGCCGGGTTACTTTTTCTTCCTCTTCTTGCCACGTATCTCCGCCTCCTTCTTTCTTTTCTTCATGAGATCGGACCATCCGACTCTGGCTCCGCACCAGTGGCAGTGCTCATGGTATTCGCTGATCCGGTGATGGCAGCACGGGCAGAGAAAGATCCCCATTTCATGGAGCGGCTTGTGCTCTGTCTCGTAGAGCTGTATCATCTTCCCAAGCTGCTCTCCCTGCAGTTTGTAATCGTGGAGGATACTGTCCAGTTCCTTTGCTGACTCCGGGAGCCCGTGCTTTTTCATGACTGCTGCCAGATCACTATTCTTCATAAGCCCTCGCCTCCTCTTCCGGATCAACCATTCCGAAAGTCAGCAGGGCCATATTCGCCGCCCTGACCTGGTGCGTGTACAGGGATTTCTTAACAGGATAATGTGCCAGCGGCTTTGGTTCCTTCCGGATCCGCTCCGCGTCCACGGCCTCCTGGACGTCTTCCATCTTCTGCCGGATCGCGTCAATGGATCCCGGCAGCCTGACGATCGTTGAAAGCCTCTGCAGGATCTCCAGATCGCACTCCCCGACCATCATCTGAAGGCTCTTGTTCCATTTCAGCTTGTTCCAGGACTTCATGATCGCCATCTGTGTGGCGTCTGCTTCTTTGATCAGGATCTTTCCGTCTTTTACTGCTATCTTCATTCCATGTACACCCTCCCGAAGCTAACCGTTTTCATGACAAATTCTTCCTGTCGGTCATTCAGTCCCATGATATTCATATCTCCGTCCTCATTCGACCCGATCGCTGCAACAAAGAAGTTTCCTGCAATAAAATCTCTCCCTCCAAAGATCAAGCGATTCGGAAGCATTCCTTCTACCTTCCCGCTTTCATTCAGAACGCATACAATGCCGCGCATATTTTCGTATGGTACCGTTTCGATGTTTCCGCCCACGAGCTCCTGCATGGTTTCAAGCGTTCCGTCAATGTCTCTTACTTCTGGTTCTTTTCCGACCGGAACATATACAATTTTCATCCTTTCGCCTCCTTCAAATTCGTCTCACCGCCAATGTCTGGAATAACTTCTCCCGGCTTTTCTGGATGAGTGCCATTATAGGAATCTGCCAGCGCGAATAATTCCGCCAGCTGACTTTCGGAAAAATTCCGTTCCGACAGCGTTCCTGCCATGGATGTAACCGCACCGATCACAACATATACTGCGCCGTCTCTGTTTTCCTTACAGATTTCCCGGATGTCTTTCTCCACCCGAGTTTTCATCACTTCAAATTGCTGCTTTTTCATCTTCTCATCCCTTTTTTAAATCTGTTTCATTCACCCAGGTGCGAAACAGTTTCTTGTGGCGTTTATTTATTGCTTTCGCCTCTTCCTCTCTGTAACTCTGATAAAGAACCATAGCCAGTCCAATTATCAGAATCAGCAGACCAGCAATCCCAGTTTTGACTGCTATTGGTTCCGCTCCGACGGCCATACAGACTGTCCACACGCCAACAATGGCCATACTAAGGCCTGTGTTCTTCATTTTTACCTCCTTATGCTTGTCCATCTACTCACCGCCTAAGCGGTTTGTCTTTTGTAGTAATTGATAATTGTTCTCGACACATTATCAATAATCTCCTGAACTTCTTTTGGATCCTTTTTGACACAATCATCCATTATTCGAATGGTTCCGGATTCATACTTAATCTCTTTTACCTGCATAACACCACCTCTACTTTATCGATATGCAGAACTGTTTGTCCTTGCTTACCGCTCTTCTGGATATGCTTTATTCTTCTTGTTTTATCTGCTCTACCGCCTTATACTTAAATTACCGGTTGCCGCCGGAATTTAAGAAAGACTATCTTCTCAACCAGTTTGAAACTGCGCTGTCAGAATACCTGAACATCGATGATCATGAGCTGCTCAAAACACTTGACTTCACATACGAGTCTGATTCCGAATAATGTGTTCCAGGTGTCTTTGAACTTCAGCAGCTTCCAGCAATGTAAGATGATTGTCCCTGTAGATTTCGAAAATCTGCAGGGCAATCGCCTGGATGCGTTCTTCTTGTTCTTTGTACTTTTTTATCCTTTCCCGACTCATAACTTCCTCCTTTCTGTTGCTTCCACCCTCCCTCTGACCTATACTTGAACCATGGACTGTTGCCGCAGTCCAATCCAAAAGGAAGGGAGGTGTAACCATGTGTCTTATCAATTATCGCTTTGACTTCTCTGGCTTGCCGGCCGACGAGAAGTCGTTTCTGGCCGATCGTCTGGATGCTGCTTCCTTTAATGGTCTTCAGTGGGAACCTGGCTTTCAATCTGCTCGGTTCTTTCTTGACAGAACCCAGGATCCATCGACTCTCGATCTGCCTGATCCATCTCGCCTTGTTCGTCTGAATCAGAGGTAAAAAAGCAATAATTTGTATTAAGAGTTTCCGCATCGTAAAAAAGCTCCATGCGGAAACTCTTATGCGTTGTAGTGATTCGGTAGATTTCCTCTGTCAATGACATAAGGAACACAACCGTTTTGTCAAAGCCTTCTGTTTTTACGAAACCTTTTGACAACAGTTTCTCACCGTCTTTTGCCAGGTCTCTGGCCATCTCTATCGTGAACGGTTTATGCGTTCGACTCTCCATCCCGGTTCCTCCTTTCTTAATTCTTAGAAAAAGTTACCCCCAAAATTCATACCATGCTAAAAACAATGTAAGAATCACCCCAATACATATTTCATATACAAGATACGGTTTCGATAACTCGGGCTGTATCTTTTTCATTATCCGCCAACATACAATTATTACTATCCATGTTGCGATATCGCATATTAACGCGTACACCTTATACCACCCCCTTTCTTTTTTGTTTGATCGTTGCATTTTTGAGACGCTCAGTCTAAAAAAAAATGTCTATAGGATTTTCAAGTTTAAGATATTCTGTGATTTTAATCACTTCTTCTAAAGTAAATGGTCTTCTTCCATTTATCTTTGCATTTAGTGATTGCACAGTAATACCTAACTGTTTAGACAGCTTTTCTTGAGACACATGAGCTTCGGTCATTTTCCCCTTCAATTTATCAAAGGACATTTTTTTCACTCCTTTCGTTGCATATTTGGGATGTTTTTATATTACTCCCATACTTTCTCTATGTCAACCCATATATGCAACATTTTTTTGTTTTTCTTTAATTATATGTTGCAAATATGAAAAAATAGTTTATAATAGTAGTTGCATGGAGGTGCTGATATGAGTGAAAAAGAAATTTCTGACAAGATGCAAGAAATCATGTCTCGAATGAAGAATCGAAGAGAAGAACTTAATATGTCATACCAGACATTATCAGATAAAGTCGGTATCAGCAAATCGACTTTGCAACGATATGAAACAGGATATATTAAAAATATGCCCGTTGATAAACTTGAGGATATTGCTAAAGCACTATGTGTTTCTCCTGCATATTTAATGGGATGGGACGACAAGAATAGCATTGAAGAACCTACAACGCTTGCTGCTCACTTCGATGGTACCGAATACACAGAAGAGCAACTTAATCGAATAAAAGCATTTGCTGCATTTATCAAAGAAGAAGATAAAAAAGGAAAAAAATAGAGGTATTTTATTGAATAGTTATGAAAAACTGCTTCAAAAAGCTTATGATGAAAATATAAAGGTATACGAAAATCTTGATCTTAATGGAGATGCTGAGTCTCCAAAACGCCTGACAGGCCTTTATATAGACGGCAGTATCGCACTTGACAAGAATATCTTAACTGTCGTTGAAAAGTCCTGCGTTCTAGCTGAGGAGCTCGGCCATCATTATACCACCTATGGTAACATTCTTGATCTAAATAATATTCAAAACAGGAAACAAGAATACCGTGCACGAATGGTCGGATATGATATTAAAATAGGATTAAGTGGTATTATATGTGCTTTTGAAAAAGGCGTGCGTTCAAAGGCAGAGATGGCTGATTATCTCGATGTGACTGAAGAATATTTAACAGCTGCTCTTGATGCATATTGGAAGAAATATGGAAAATATGTTTCGTTTGAAAACTACACAATTTTCTTTGAACCATATTTTGCTGTATACAAAGCATTCGAAGATTTTACAGATTAATTCACCGTTGGTGTTTTAAAATAATTAAGAAAATGAGGTGCGAACTATGAATTTCGAAGCATGGAACGAATGGGATAATTCTATACATACAGATCCCGAGCAAATAAAACGTCAATTAAGCGCTGCAAAAGCTGATATGACTCCCGTATCATTAAAAAATGACTTTGCTGTATTTCGTGGAAGCAAAAAAGACTATGAAACAACATTAAGTGCTTGTACTTGTACTGACTTTGCAATAAGAGGACTTCCCTGTAAGCATATGTATCGATTGGCTCACGAACTCGATCTTTTTCATCTTGATGATGTAAAAACAGATTCTTCTGTCAGCGTCCAGTTGAGAATCAACGAAGCAATGTCGATCATAGAAAGTCTTCCAGAAGAAAGCCAGAAAATATTCCACGATATTATTTATCAATGCCAGTATGGTGCAGGATACGACATTATCTCATCGGAAGATGCCAAGATTCTATTTGATAAAAAACTTATTAAGCAATACCCTCAAAAAAGTGTTTTATTAAAAAAACTAAAGAAATCCGAACTGATTGCTTTCATTCCCAACCCAACTTCTGAAATATTAAAATACAAGAAAGTGGAACTTATAAACTACATAGATACTAATTTCCCTTCTGTCTACGATCATTTGCTTGATGACACTGAACTTATAACATTGGATGACTCTGTAAGCAAGTTGGCCATTGCAATGAATCGACGATTATGTCAGAAATTCCCAAGGGAAGAATCCAGTTGGATTACCTACTAACAAATTTATTTCTTAAAATCATATGATAATAAGGCCATTCCGGTACTATTAACGCAAGGAAGGAGATAAATAATATGGACTTATACGCCGTATGGATCCGCAATAATCAAGGAAAAGAAAAAATGGTTGAATGCATCGATTTTAGTCCACGTTCTGCAGCGGAAACAGTAACACGATCTCCTGAGTATTCTCACGGATGGGAAGTATTCAGCGTACAAGTTTTGCAGCATGATGTGAAATAAAAACTTTCGCCACATTTTTTTAGGTATTACAATCTATAGATCAGAAAAAACATAACAAAAACCGCCCCGGTGCGCCAACACCGAGACGGCAATCCCAGTTTTCGGAGATGATACATCCCCAACTCCAATACATATTGTATCATCTCCAGGCAACCGCCGCAAGCAGAACTGTTGTTCGCTCCCGGTTGTCATTTTTGTACCTTTATGCAGTTCACAGACTGCTGATCAAGTCATACAATCAAATAAGGAGGATGATACTCAATGCTGAATGAATACGGAGAATACTGTATTTATCTGCGCAAATCCCGCGCTGATCGTGAGGCAGAACAGCGCGGCGAAGGTGAAACACTGGCCCGCCACGAAAAGATTCTGATGGATCTGGCGCGACGCCTGCATATTTCCATCAAATCCATCTATCGGGAGGTAGTTTCCGGCGAGACGATCTCTGCCCGCCCCAGCATGCAACAGCTGCTCCATGAAGTGGAAAACGGTATGTGGGATGGTGTTCTGGTGGTTGAGGTGGAACGTCTGGCCCGCGGTGATACCATCGATCAGGGCATTGTTTCCCGTGCATTCCAGTTTTCGGACACAAAAATTATCACCCCAACAAAGATCTATGACCCGCAAAACGAATTTGACGAAGAATATTTCGAATTCGGACTTTTTATGAGCCGGCGGGAGTACAAGACCATTAAACGACGCCTGAACAATGGACGTATTTCCAGCGTCAATGAAGGAAAGTACGTTGGCAACAAATCTCCCTACGGATATATGCGGGTAAAACTTCCCAAAGAAAAGGGCTGGACGCTGGAACCTATTCCAGAACAGGCTGCCGTAGTCCAGATGATTTTTAACTGGTATGTGAATGGTGATAATGGCGAACGCCTTGGTGTATCTAAAATCACACGTAAACTTAATGATCTTGGAATTCCATCCAAGTTTCGAAATGACTGGTCGCCATCATCGATTCGAGACATTCTTTCTAACCCTACATACATTGGTAAAGTCCGCTGGAACCGTAGAAAAACACAGAAAAAAATCATTGACGGTATTGTAGTTCTTCAACGACCACGCAACGATGATTATATCCTTCAAGACGGCCGGCACCCAGCCATCATTTCGACTGAGCTATATGAAGCGGCACAAAAAATACGTTCCAAAAATCCATCACGCCCGGTCAATGGCAGGAATACCATAAAAAATCCGCTGGCCGGAATTGTATACTGCGGGGGTTGTGGCCGATCAATGGTACGGCGTCCCTACACCGACGCCAGAAAAGACTCTTTGATGTGTGCTTACACTTCCTGCTCCAATGTTTCCAGTCGCCTGGAGCTGGTGGAATCAGCTGTAATTCAAGGATTATGGGACCTTTTGGAGCGTTATGAGCTGAATACGGATCTGAAGGATGACAATGCAACACAGGAAATAATGCAGAAAGAAACTCTTCTTGAAAACCGCCAGGATGAACTGGAGCAGCTTACTAAGCAAAAAACACGCCTCTATGACTTTCTGGAACAGGGCGTGTATACCTCCGAAGTTTTCCTGGAACGTTCCGAAGAACTTCGCAAAAAGACCCTTGACTGCTCCGCTGCCATCCAGAAACTGGAAGAAGAAATCGAAAAGGAACGCCAGATGCTGGAACGCCGGGAAAATTTTGTTCCCCGCTGCCGTCATATTCTGGAACATTACTGGGAATGGGATGTCCAAACACGGAATAACGTTCTGAAAGAACTGGTAGAAAAGATCGTCTATACCAAAACGAAAAAGAATGCTCGTGGCCATGCAGATGATATTACTTTTTCACTGACAATTTATCCAAGAATACTCTGATCTGAACGGTCAAGCCGCATTTCCCAGTAGTTTGGCGAAATGCGGCTTTGACCTCTCATCATCTTATGT